CGGCGTTCAACTCCTCCAGCGCGCGCTTGTAGGCTTCGGGGTTCTTCGCGTCGAGGAGCGCCGTCAGGGTCGCCCCGGCTTCCGCGGCTTTCACGTTCAGTGAATGGAGCCCCCCGGCGGCGTCGACGAACACGTCCCGAATGTTGTTGGTTTCCTTGTGCGCTTTGATGCTACCGACCCACTTGGAAATCCCCGCGATCGCCAATTGCACCGCGGTCCCCACGCCCAGCGTGGCGACGCCGATCGCCGCCGAGGAGGCCAAGCTCGCGCCCAGCCCGAGCTTACTCAGCCCGCCAGCGATGCCTTTCCCGACGGTGCTCGCCGGCCCGCCAATGTGTTTCCCCAGCAGGCCGACGGTATCCGTGGCTATGCTCTTGATCGCGCCACCCACCCCGCCACCGCCCACAAAGGCCGCGCTCAGGCGTTTGATTCCCGCATCGATCCCTTTCGAGAGCGCGTCCCCGAAGCTAATCGCCCCGGCCGTGGCACTGGAGAACGTGGACCGTGCGCCGTTGTCGATGTCCTGGAGCTTGTCAACGACGAGCGGGAGAGCGGTCGATCCTAGGTCGTTCGCGACTTCTCGGAACTCTTTCGAGAGGGACACGATCTCGGCCGGGAACAGGCCGACCATATTCCGCCCAGCCGTGGGATTCGAGAGGGACGCCATCCACTGCTTTTGCGCGGTCTCCGCCTCCCGCGTGGACTTGATCGTCGCGTCGATCTTTTTCTTCAGCTCGTCGAGCCCTTCAAACGCCTTCCCGAAGTCTTGGTCGAACTTGGGCACCGGCAGCGGCGACGTCTTCGGCAGACCCGGCCCAGACGGTGCCAAGGGAAAGCCACCACCCGCCAATCGGTTCCGCCGCGCCTCGAACGCCTTCAGCGCCCGTTCTTCTTGGTCCGCCAGTTCTTTGTACCGCTGGATTGCGGGTTCGATCAGGCCCGTCGACTGGATGATCGCCGCTGCCGTATTGCCCGCGAAGCCCGCGGATCGGCGGAAGAACCGCGCGAACGCATCCCCCGCCGCGTCCAACGTGGCAATCGTGGACGCACTCATCCCGCTGGACGCCTCGGCGATGTCGCCAATATTCGCGCGCAAGGTCGGCAAGATGTCGGCGCCCGACTTCCCGAAGGCGTCGATGGCGAGCGCCGTCCGCTTGGCCGGGTCCTCGATCGACCCGATCGCCTCGGCGATTTTCACGAACTGCGCGTCTGGGTCGAGGCCCTGGAGGTCCGCCAACTTCAGCCCCATATCGGCGAGCGCGTCCACGAAGGGCGCATCCCGCGACGAGAGCTTGTCTTGCATCTTCGTGATGGCGGACGTGATCTGTTCGAGACTATTCCCGGAGTCGGCCGCCACGCCCTGGAGACGCTGCAGCCCTTCCACGCCGACGCCGGTTTTGTCGCTGAGTTTTTGGAGGGAATCCGCACTCGCGAAGAGCGCCTTGCCGAAGCTGATCACCGCGCCGACGCTGAACGCCCCGGCAATCGCCGGCCCGAGCGGCCCGAGCGATCCCAGCATCTTCGTGAAGGTGCCGCCGATCCCTTCCGCTTGGGGCGCCAGCCGAGACTTGATCGCGTCCGCGACCTTCTGCAGTTCTGCCGGGGCCTGCTGGCCGAGGGCCTTATAGGCGTCGAGGCCGGAGAGAATCGTCCGATGGACTTGCTGTAGTTCGCGGTCGGTCAGCTTCGCGATCCCGCCGATGGACTCCAACCCCTGCGCGGTCTGCGTGGCCCGCTGCGCGAGCCGTTCTTGGGCCTCCGAGACGCCCTTCATCGTCTTTTCGAGTTCGGCAAACGACCGCTGGGCCTGCTGCGCGAGCGGACTATCCCCGATCTTGCGGAGGTCAGCGTCCGTCTTCTTCGCATTGGAGCCAAGCTTCGCCAGCGCGTCGCTGATCTCTTGATCGCGCGCCCCGATTTTCACGATCAGGCTAACGATGTTCGCGATGGCCCTACTCCTTCGTTCCCGTCGACCCACGTCGGCGGAGCAATTTCGTGGCGCTCATCTTCTGGCCGCGGTCGAGCCAGGGATTGACCACCCAGCACGCCAACTGCGCCAGCCGCTCAAACTCCCGCATCTCCGCGTCGGCTTTCGACTGAATCCACCACTCGACTTCGCGCGGCGTCATCGCCCAGAACTGTTGCGCCGTCAAGCCGCAGAAGATGGCGCGCCGTTCGGTCTGCCGCACCCACTGCGCGATCGGGCCTAGTCGCTCGGCGTCGTCGCCGCCGTCGTAGGGCGCTCCTCGTCCGCGTCCTCCCCCTGTTCGGCGTCCCCGTAGACGCCGGACTCTTCGAGGGCCTTCGCTAACGCATCCATGAGCGGCTTGATCTTCCCGCCCTCGTCGAGGTACCGCTGCACCAGCCGCTTGGCTTTGCGCTCCGTGATCCCCGCGTCGGCGTGCTGCAGGCCGTGCCACACCATCAGGACGAGCGCCGTCACCTGACGCCCCGTGGACGCCAGATAGGCCGGGTTGGCGCCGCCCGCCTGTTCGAGCGCCTGCGCGGTCGTCACGTTGAAGCGAAAGATGACCGGCGGCTTGCCGGGTTCGAGAGGAAACTGCACCATCGCGCTGACTCCTTCCTGTGACGGTCGGAACGGGGCGACCCTCCGCCGCCCCGCGCAGATCCGTCCGTAGGTCGCCGATCTAGTAGGTGCCGACCACGCGCGTGGACGGCCGCAATTCGCACGAGAACGTGGTGATGCCGTCGACGCTGGACTGGGGCCCCGTGTACGACAGGCAGTTGCACAGCCCGGAGATCTTCGGCTTCCCAGCGGTGGTGCCGTCCGGCCCGTACTCGTAATCGAGCGCGGTCAGCCCCTCGATCGCAGCGAAGAACGTCTCGGCCGCCGCCGTCCACTTCCCGCTCAGCGAGAAGCTGCGCGTGCGAAACCCGGCGATGATGTCCTTGATCGGGGCCGCCACGTTCGGCTGGAAGGTGGTGCCGTCCAATTCGTCGGCATCGCTCGACCCGTCGACGCCGTCGAGGTACGTGCTGATGTCGGTGAGGGTGCCCACGGAATTATCCAGTTTGAAACTGGTCCCCGTGCCTTTGATCGCCATCGTGCTGCTCCTTCGCTATCCGTTTACGACCTGGTGGAACGGCCCGTCGGCTTCCCCGACGTCTCCGCACGCTAACTGGGCTTCTGCGCTCTTTAAGACTCGCCGCCAAAACGTAATCCGTCGGTACTCTTCCGCTTGCGTCAGACTCTGGGGCTGCCGCTGTTGCCACGTCTCCTGCGCCGACAAGAGCGCGCGATAGTGCCGAATCTCTTGCGCGATCCGATGCACCATCGCGGGCGTCATGTCTCCACCAGCGCGTGACACACCGTGCACTGGTGCTGCGGCGCGCCGAAGGTCCCGATATTCTCCGTGTCGAGATGGAGACACGTCGGGGCGCTCGGGGTGGGCTCGCCCATCGCGTCCAGCGCCGCCGCCATGGCGTCAACCTGCGCCTGCAACACGCCGACCTGTGTCCGCAGCACCACGAGCTGCGCGGCAAGGACTCCCAGCATCGCGCTAGACCACTGCCCCGGTCGCCTTGATGTCGACGATCATGGCGCCGGCGGTATCCGTCGCATGGCCCAGCCTAACAATCTTGTTCGTGCTGATCAGATCCGCCTGAGGAGCGACACCGCCAGGCGTCGCGCTCAACATGTACGTCGTCGTCTTCACCGTGGTGGCCCCGATAACGATCGACCCGTTCGCGGCATACGTGACCGGCTGACCGACCGACGCGCCGTTCAGCGCGATGCCGATCGGCGTGCCTTCCTCGGCCGTGCCATCGCACTGCGCCTTCCAGAGTTTGCCGTCCGTGCTTTTGAGGTAGACGGCCTGGCCGGCCGTGATCGTCTCGCCCGCGAGACCGCTCGCCGTCGGCGCTGACACGTTCACGACACTGGTCGCTGTCACTGTGAGATCCGCCATAGCTGTCTCCTTCTCCGCGTTACGACTGATGGACCAGGACCGAGAACGTCGCGACGAGTTCGCGCGTCACCACCCCGGCCAGGGTGTCCTTGAGTAGCTGCGCACTTCCGAAACTCACGCCGACGCTCGCAAATCCAGGCACGGTCAACGGCTGCCCATCGATCGCCGCCTTCGCCGCGTCGATGATCTGGCACGCTTCTTGGTCGCCTCGGTACTGACTCACCGCGCGGACCAGCAACGTCGTCTCACTACCCCACTTCAGCGCCGCGGGGACGCCCATCGTGTTCGTCGGCGTCTCGCCCCCGACCTCGACCAGCACATACGGGTAGGTGGGCCGCGCCGGTACGTCGTCGACGATCCGCGCGGCGGGCACGAGGGCGATCAGCGCCGAGGACGCCTTGAGCGCCGTCAGAACCGCCGCCGAGACCACGCCGAGGGCGCAGACGCTCGCCATCTACGCCACCGTCCCCAGCGCGTCGGTTACGGCCGCCGACAACGCCGCCTGGTGCTGTGGGACTTCCGCGCGCGCCGCCGGCCCCATGAACTCTCGCCGCGCGATCCGACGGGTCACAAACCCGTATTC